AAAAACTTTTTTATTGGGTGATTTATGGCGTCCAGGACAAACAGAAGACAAATCGCCATCGTGGCGCTGATCGAGGGGCTTGTGCATATGATCGCGGACCAGGGCGACCACGACAACGAGTATTTCCGTCAGATGCGTCTCGATGTGACCGAGGCGTGCAACGCGGCGTACCCGGTCTTGGTCGCCGATCCCAACGGCGGGTTAACGCCCCGCGATACGGTTCGGGTCATGGCGGCGGTGGATCGGTTGAAGGAGCGGGCCTTCCGGGAGTTTACCGCGGAGCAAGCGGTGTCGTTTTGTATTTCGCTTCTCTCGGATCAAATTACGGTGGCGCATAACCTGAAGAAAAAGGCGGCGTTCGGACGCATCCTCACGGCGGCCGAGAATCTCTACTGGTATTTCGATCCTGAAGGCAAATATGACGCGCCGGACGGCTTCCGGGCCGCGTGCGTGTTCGACGCATTGGAGGTTTAGATGCAAAAAACTCCCATCGAATACCTAACCCACACCTGGAACCCGCTGGCCATGCGCTGCACGCCGGTGAGTGAGGGCTGTAAAAATTGTTGGCATTTGCGCATGGCGGATCGTCTGGCAGCAATGCCTCCATTATCCAATGCAGCGACGGAAAATCGCGCCGCATACCGGCTGAACCCGCATTTTTCCCGTTGGCTGATGGGGTACCAGCCCGCGTGGTGCGACTGCGCGGTTACGGCAACGCAATCGTGCCGCAAGTCGCGGCGGAATTCATCGCGGCGGTTATGGATGAAGAAGGAGTGAACCATGACCACAATTCTTAAAAAGACGATTTCCATCGTGACCTTGGCGGCTGGGGGGTTATTACTTCTATATACGCTTTGGTTTTTCGGCAATCGGATTTACTACGCGCTGGGGATCGAGTCGCAAGTCAAGGCGACCGTGCGCGAAATGGTGCGGCCGGAGGCGTTGCGGTAGGTGGATAAGGCCGAGATCGAAAAATTACGGGGGGTATGCGGCGAGGCGGACCGCGCGGCGCTGGCCGTGCTTTACAACGCCTGGGTGAAGAAATTCAACGCCTACAAGGCCGACGACGGCAAGGCCAACCTGGCCGAATGGACGGCGGCGGAGAAGGCGCTCAGGGCCAAGGTGGACGAGCTTACCGCCAAGTATATGGGCGCGGGCGGCGCGGCGTTGGCGAATTTGTCGGAAGTAGAGCGATTTTTGAAGGCGCGCGGGTACAAAATCGCCAAAAGTAAACTTTACCAGGACGCCGCCAAGGGGTTGATCAAGGTCAACGCCGACAAGAGCGTCAACGAGAGCGAAGCCCTGGCCTACGCGGTGCGGTTTTTAAAGAAGATCAAGGGCGCCGAGGGCGACGCCGAGATGGATCACCTCTACCGCGAGAAGGCCGAGGCCGAGCTGGAAAAGATCCGGTCGCAGAACGAGAAGTTGCGTTTCGAGCTTGCGCAATTGCACGGCAATTATATGCCGCGCGACCAAGTGATCACCGAGTTCGCCGTGAAGTGGGGCGCCATCGAGGCGGCCGTGCGGCACCTTATCCGCACGCGCGGGCGCGATTGGCTCTACGCGGCGGGCGCGGATATCAAAAAGCACGATATGTTTCAGGAGCTGGTTGGCGCCGAGCTGGACGATCTCTTCAACGGCCTGGCGACCATCGAGGAGTTGGAAATAACGCTCGCCGCGGAGGCCGCTTGACGCCCCTCCCCTCCCCCATCGCCATCAACCCCAAATGGATCGCCGCCGCCGGCGGCACGGAGGCATTGCTACGGGCTTCTGGGCGGCCCGTCACGCGCGCGGGCGGGGCGTTGGTCGTCCCCGTGGTCTTTTCCCGGCCGGAACGGCGGTCCATGCGCAAGAAACGCCAAGTGCCCGTCAGCCAATGGGCCGAACGCCATCGCATACTCCCCGCCACCGCGCGCTTCGCCGGGCCGTGGAGAAATTCCAACGTCGCCTACCTGGCCGGGATCATGGACGCGAGTTTTCACCCCGGCGTGGAGGAGATCATCGTGTGCGCGGCGCCGCAAACCGGCAAGACCGAGTGCGTTTATACTTGCCTGGGCTACGCCGCCGATCGTCGGCCGGGCAACGTGATGGTGTTATTCCCCAACGAGACCGACGCCAAGGACAACGCCAAGGATCGCCTGGCGCCCATGTTCAACGACTCGCCGCGGCTTAGGGAGTATTTGACCGGCTATAGCGACGACATGGGGTCGCTCAAGATTGCCCTCCAGCACATGCTGATATATATGGCCTGGAGCAATTCGCCCGCCCGGCTCAGCAACCGCCCGGTAATGTACGCCCACGCCGACGAGGAAGATAAATACCCCAAGACGGCAAGTAAAAGCGAGAGCGGCCCCACCGATTTGCTGCGCAAACGCATGCGCACCTTCGTGGGCGTGCGTAAACTCTGGCGCACCAGCTCGCCGACCATCGAGGCGGGGCCGATTTGGGTCGCGCTCACCAAGGAGGCGCAAGCCGTCTTCGATTACTTCGTCAAATGCCCCGTGTGCGGACGGCACCAGAAGATGATCTTCGGCGACGGCGACACCAAGCACGGCATTAAGTGGACGCCCGGCGAACGGGACCCGCTCAAGATCGAGGCCACCCGTGACGCCTGGTATCAATGCGCCCATTGTGACGCCAAGTGGGACGACGCCGCGCGGGACATGGCCGTAAGAAACGGCGAATGGCGGGACCGGGACAACGGCTGGTCCATCGAGGCGGCCTTAAAAACCATCAAGCCCCTGCGCATCGGCTTCCATCTACCCGCCTGGCTCTCGCCCTTCGTGCCCTTGTGGGAGTGCGCGGCGGCGTTTTTAAAGGGATTGAAAGACAAGAACAAGCTCAAGGACTTCCAAAACGGCTACGCCGCCGAGCCGTGGAAGATATTGGAAGTCGAGCGCAAGGAGTCGCGCATCCTCGCCCTGGCCGACACGCGGCCGGCGGGCGTCGTACCGGGTGGGGGCGTGGTGGCGGCGCTATTGGCCTCCGTCGATACCCAAGATAACGGATTTTGGTATGAGATCCGCGCCTTCGGCTTCGGCCTTCACCCCGATACCTGGTGCGTGCGCCACGGCTTCGTGGAGGGGTTCGACAACCTTCAGCGCATATTGCTTCAAGACGAATACCGCGACGCCGATGGCAACCGCTACCCCGTGCATTTGGTCTGTCAAGACGCCATGGGCCACAAGACCAGCGAAGTATATGATTTCTGTCGGGTGCATCGCGGCATCATCATCCCCACCAAGGGGCACGCCCTGCGGCGGGCGCAGCCGTTCAACTATTCGAACCAAGAGTATTATCCTGGAACCAAGAAGGCCATTCCGGGCGGCATTTTGCTGGTCAATTTCGACACCAATTACTTCAAAAACCGGCTCTCCTCCATGCTGGAAGTCAAGCCCGGAGATCCGGGGTGCTGGTATTACAATAGCGAGCTGGACGCCGACTATGCCCGCCAAATGTGCGCCGAGGGCATCGACCCGGCCACGGGGCTGTGGGTGAACCCCAATGAGCGGCCCAACCACGCCTTCGACTGCGCCGTGCTTTTACTCTTGGCGGCGGAGATCCTGGGGGTGAGGTTTTGGGCGAAACCTACGCCGGTCCAAACCAGCGTTGAAGGGCAAGGCGAAAAACCCGCCAAGGAAACCATGTGGTAACCGAAGAAAGGAATTTGCGATGGGTGATGAGCAGATATTGATCGGAGTCAAGGCGATTCAGCGCGTTTTAGGCGGGGCCAGCGAGGCGACGGTGCTTAAGTGGCGGCGGGAATACCCCACCATGCCCATCAAGAAGCTGGGTGGGCAGTTAACCGCCCACCGGGGCGAGTTGGAGCGCTGGTTTTTGGCGTATGTCACTGACGAGCTGGAGAACTACAAACCATCGAAGCATAACCGCCGGGCGGCGGTTGTATAACCCGAAATTTCGTTACACATAACACCCCTGTCAACCGCAAAGAACCTCAAAGAGGCTATAAATTACCTCAAAGAGGCTATAAAAAGCCTCAAATAGCAAAAGGGCCAAAAACCCCATGTATGGTGGAGACGTAAAGTCAAACCACCACCGCATGGGGTTTTTACGTGGTTCTCACCGAAACCGAAAAAAACGATTTACGCCAAGCGCTGATCGATCTGCACCTGGGCAAGCGCGTGGTGGCCACGGAGCATAACGGCGTCCGGCGCGAGTTTCAGCGCGCGGACATTCCGGCCCTTGAAAAGCTATTGGCCGACGCCGATATCGCCGACGGCACCGTGGCCCTACGCACCTACGCCCGCAACGCGGGGGTCTCCTCGTGATCGGCGCCATCGGGTCGGGCTTCGACCGCCTGGTGGGCGTATTTTCTCCCGCCCACGCCTTGCGGCGCATGGCGGCCCGCGATCTTTTAGCCAACGCCCGCCGCGCGGAGAAGTACGCCGCCGCCAAAACCAACCGCCTCACCGGCTCATGGCACCCCGTCAACTCCGGCGTCAACGACATTATCGGCGCCTCCTCTTCGGCCGTGCGCGGCCGCGTGCGCCAATTGGTGCGCGACTTCCCCTACTTCGCCCGGGCGATCAACAGCCTCACCGATTACACCGTGGGCGAAGGCATTATCTACCAGGCCCGGGTACAGGACGCCGAGGGGAAACTGGACCGAAAGCTCAACCAAAAAATTGAAGACGCCCTCGCCTGGTGGGGCGACGAAGCCGATATCGCGGGCAAGCTGCACTTCTACGAGATCATGCGACTCGCCAAACGCCAAGACGTGGAGAGCGGCGAGTTTTTGATCGTCAAAACCCGCGCCAAGGACCGCAACCGTTATCTACCCCTCGCGCTGCAAGTCTACGAGGCCGACTGGCTCGCCTCGCCCAACGTCCGCGACCTGCCGAGCGGCAGAAAAGAAGACCAGGGCATCGAGTACGACGGCGCCACCGGCGCCGTGACGGCCTACCACCTCACCGATCCGGACGGTTGGGGCAAAACCAAGCGCATCCCCGCCAGCTTCGCGGCATATCGCCGCTGGCGCCTGGCGTCTTGGTGGCCCATTCGCTGCGCGAGTACATGGAGGCGGAGATCGACACCGCCAAACTCGCCGCGCGCTATCTCGCCCTGGTTAAAACACCAGACCCCCTGGGCCGTCAAATCGGTAACACCGTCACGGACCCGGCGACCAATAAGAAGCTGGAAGATATCGAGGGGGCGATCATCGAATACTTGCGCCCCGGAGAAGAGATCATTTTCGCCAACAGCAATCGGCCGGGGGAGAACTTCCCGCCCTTCGTGCGCTTGGTCTTGTGCATGCTGGCGGTGACCGCCGGGGTGCCCTACGAGCTTTTGTCCGGCAGCTACGAGGGGTTGAACTATTCGGTCAGTCGCGCGGTGCGCAACGACTTCGCCCAGCAATTGCGCCCCATCGCCCGGCGCCACATGCGCCAATTCTGCATCCCCATTCACCGCGAGTTTATGTTCGAGGCCGTCACCTTCGGCCGGCTGTCCCTGCCCGGATACTTCGACGAGCCGCGCCGCTATCTCCGCGCCGAGTGGCAACCGCCCGGCATGGAGGCATTGGACCCGCTCAAGGAGACCAAGGCCGACGCCGACGGCGTGGCCGCTTGTCTACGGTCGCCCCAGGAGATCGCGCGCAAACGCGGGCGCGAGCTGGAGGACGTTTACAAAGAGATCGCCGCGGCCAAGGAGATGGCCGACGAATACGGCATCGCGCCGGAAGCGATCAGCACGGCCACGGCCAACAACCCGGCGGCCATAGAGGAGCAATAGCCATATGGAGATCGAGATGAATTTTAGAAGCAACCCGCCCAAAGAGTTGAACTACCGGACCTTGGGCGTGCGGCTATCCACCGAGGGCGCCCCCGCCACCCTGGTCGCCGAAACCCGCTCCTTCGAAGTGATCGGCGCCACCGAAGCGCCCGTGGAGGTCTACGACTGGCGACGCGGCGAAGTGGTGAGCGAGGTACTTTTAATGGAGGGCGCGGAGATGCCCGCCGCGCGCCAAGTGCCGCTCTTGGATAGCCATATGCGTTGGGGCACCGCGTCCGTATTGGGATCGTACCGCGACATGCGCGCGCAAGGCGATCAGCTTCTCGGGCGCGTTTTTTTCTCCAACACCCCCGAGGCCGAGAGCCCCTACACCAAGGCCCGCGAGGGACATTTGACCGACTTCAGCGTCGGGTATCGCGTGATCGACAGCCAATGGGTGCCCAAGGGCGAAAAAGCCGTCATTAAAGGGCGCAGCTTTGAGGGTCCGGTCAGTGTGGTGACGCGCTGGCGTGTCAAAGAGCTTTCCATTTGCCCCATCGGGGCCGACGAGGCCGCCAAGGCCCGTAGCGAACAACATCAACCGACGAAAAAGGAACTAGAAGCCATGGATAAACGATTGAGAGCCTATTTAGAAAAGCGCGGACTGGCCCAGGACGCCACCGAAGAACAAGTCCCGGCCTTCCTGGCGCGCATTGAAGCGGAAGACGCGGCCCGCGCCGCCGCTACACCGCCGCCCGCCGCCGTGGACGTGGATCAACTGCGCCGCGAGGCCACCGGCGCCGAGCGCGAACGCATCGTCAGCATCGACGGCTTGTGCCAACGCGCCAAGTGCCCGGAGAAGGCCGCCGAGTTCATCAAAAACAGCACCAGCGTGGAAGAGGTGCGCACGGTGGTCATGGAGCATATCCTGGCCCACGCCGAAGGCGGCCACGGATACCGCGCCCCGGCGGTTATCGCCGCCGACGAGCGCGACAAGTTCCGCGCGGCGGCCGAAGGCGGGATTTTACTGCGCGGCGGCATGCGCGTGGCGACCCCGGCGGCCGGGGCCACGGATTTGCGCGGGTACTCCTTGCGCGAGCTGGCCCGCCACGCCCTACGCCTGGCCGGTCAAAACGATCGGGGCAACGCCATGGAGATGGTGGGCCGCGCCCTGACCACCAGCGACCTGCCCTTGATCTTGGCCAACGTGGCCAACAAGTCTCTTTTCGAGGGGTGGGAGTCCGCCGAGGAGACTTGGCAAGTAT